GAAGATCCAGAAGATGCAGAAGAGCTTCGCCGACCGAATGCTGCGCCGAGCCTGACGCAGTTGCCATGCCCGCTTCGGCGGGTTTTTTTACGCCCGCCTCGCGCGGGCTTTTTCATTTCTGAGGTGCGATGACTACCACCAATCCCGAAGCGGAAGTGGACGTGTCCGTGGCCGATCGACTGGCTGCTCACTACGCGGAAGAAGAACCGGAAGCCCAAGAGGCCACGCCGGAGCCCGAAGCGCAGGAGGAACAGGTCGAGGAAGCGGCAGAAGAGGCCGTTGAAGAGGAATCCGAATTCATCGAGTTCGAAGGGCAGCGTTTCACGCCCGAAGAACTCCGTGCGTCGATCCTCCGCCAGAAGGACTACACCCAGAAGACGCAGGAGGTCGCCGAGAGGCGCCGCTCGCTTGAAGAGCGCGAACGCGCACTTGAGCACATGGAGCAGGCGCGCGAAGCGACTTTCGATGCGGCAGTGAAGCTGCGCAACATCGAGGCGCAGCTACAGCAGTTCCAAGCCCTCGATTGGGACCAACTGTTCCGAACCGACCAGGCCGAAGCCCTGCGATTGGACCGTGCGCAGCGCCAACTCCAGCAGGAGTACATGGAGCAGCGCAACGTCGTCGCGGCAGGCGTCCAACAGGTCACCTCGGCATCGGAACAGGGCTACCAGCAAGCCGTCAACAAGACCCGCGAGGCGGTGTCTCAAGAGGCGTGGTGGTCCCCTCAAGTGGACGAACAGATCGGCAAGTTCGCCGATTCAGTCGGGCTGACCCAGTACGAACGGCGCGCGGTTGCGAGCAACCCGAACGCCTATCGGCTGCTGCACGACGCAATGAAGTGGCGGGAGCTTCAGGCTTCCAAGCCCGCCCTCACCAAGCGGGTCGTCGACGCGAAGACCGTGAAGGTCGCCTCGCGCACGACCCAAGACGCACAGACCAACGCAGCTTACGCCCAAGCACGGGACCGGCTGCGCAAGACCGGCAAGGGCGCTGAAGACGCTCTGGCCGCGATCTACGAACGCACCAGAAAGAGGTAAATCAAATGGCAGTCGTTGCCGGAACCACCAAGGCCTACAACACCGTTGGCCAAGCCGAGGATGTCCACGACATCATCTACGACATCTCGCCCACCGAGACGCCGATGCTCACGATGGCGAAGCGCAAGAAGGCTTCCGCCGTCCTCCACCAGTGGCAGACCGACGCGCTCGCTTCGGCCTCGTCCACCAACGCCCAGATCGAAGGTGACGACGCGTCGTTCGCGACCGCGACGCCCACCACGATGCTGACCAACTACACGCAGATCAGCCGCAAGACGGTCATCGTCTCGCAGACGGCCGATGCCGTGCGCCACTACGGCCGTTCCTCGGAACTGGCCCGACTGGTCACCAAGTACGGCAAGGAACTGAAGCGCGACATCGAGGCCACCCTCGTCTCGTCGAACATCTCGACGGCCGGCGCCTCGCACGTCTCCGCTCGCCAGTCGGCTGGCTTCGGCGCGATGGTCGTCAACCGCGTGTTCGGTTCGGGCACCGGCACGAACACGACCAGCACGGTCCCGGGTTACGCCGGTGGCGTGTGGGTGCTGCCGACCGATGGCACCGCCGCCACCTTCGTGGAAGCGGACCTCAAGGACGCGCTGGAAGCGGCCTGGACGGACGGCGGCATGCCCTCGGTCATCATGACCAACTCGCGCCAGAAGAAGCGCATCAGCGCCTTCGCGGGTGCCACCGCCTTCGACGGCTTCGGCGTTGCCCAAGGCAAGGCCCAGGGCGTCGTGATCGGCGGCGTGGACGTGTACGTGTCGGACTACTCCGACGCTGGCCACAAGGTCGTCCTCAATCGCTACATGAGCCAGTCGGCCGTGTACTGCGTTGACCCGGACCACGTCTTTGTCGCGTGGCTGCGTCCGATCAAGGACGAGCCGCTGGCGAAGACCGGCGACGCCGAGAAGCGCCAACTGATCGGCGAGTGGACGTTCGGTTGCGACAACCCGGACGCGCACGCGCAGATTCGTTCCCTGACCTGATCCACGGGGGCTTCGGCCCCCTTTTTCCATGCACCGAACACTCGAAAGCGGCGGGGTCGTCAGGACCATCGCAGAGGAAGACGGCAAGCTCATCCTCGACCACCGGCAGGACATCACCGCTGGTCTGGAGCACGCCCAACGTCTCCGCAACGACGACGATGTATGGAAAAAGGGCGTCAAGAACTCATGGGTTGCGGCCCTGCACATCCCCACGGGGGTCGTGCATGAGCTTCTAGGTGTGGGCGTGAACGTCTACACCTGTTCGAACAAAGACCTGAAGTGGGGCCTCCAGCGCATTGGTCGTTGGGAGGTCTGCCAGACGACGCGGAAGAACTTGTTTTGAACAAGCTCCAGGTCGCCATCGAATCCCTGCAAGAGCACCCCGACGTCACGGTCGGCCTCTGCAACGAGCTTCTCAACGAGAACCCCGACAACGCCAAGGCTCTGTTCCTGATCGGCATCTGCATGGTCAAGAGCAACAAGCACGGGCAGGCCTTGGCGATGTTTGAGCGGGCGAAGTCGCTCAAGCCCTCGGAGGCGTCCTACTGGACTTGCTACGGCATGGCCCTTCAGGAGTGCCACAAGCCTGCGGAGGCTCGCAAGGCCTTCCTCAAGTCCCTGAGCATCAAGGAATCCCCGGAATGCGTGGGGAACGTCGGCGTCACATACCTCGACGAAGGCAACTTCACTCAGGCTATCGAGTGGTGCCAGAAGGCGCTCTCGATGAAGCCCGACGAGTCCGGGGCAAGGACGACGCTCGGCTTCGCCCAACTCGCTGTCCGTGACTGGAGGAACGGGTGGGCGAACTACGAAGCCTGTCTAGGAGGGAGGTTCCGCAAGGAACTCGACTTCGGCCTCCCGAAGTGGGACGGCTCGGAGACGGAGGCGGTGATCGTCTATGGGGAGCAGGGCCTTGGGGACGAGATCATGTACGCCTCGATCCTCGATGACGCATCCAAGAAGGCGCGGATCACGCTGGAATGCGACCCTCGCTTGGAAAGGCTGTTCCGGCGTTCCTTCCCTGACGTGGAAGTCCACGGAACCCGAAGGCTCGATGAGAAGCCGTGGTTCACAGGTCCCGAGCGTTGGGCGGCACAGAGCGCGGCCGGCTCGCTGGCTCATCTGTTCCGCACGAGCCCTCAAGACTGCCCGAGAACACCCTTCCTTACAGCAGACCCCGAGCGCCGGCTGATGTGGCGGTCGCTGTTCAAGTCGTGGGGGAAACCTGTGATTGGGCTGTGCTGGTCGGGTGGCTCCAACCAGACCAACAAGTTCGCGCGCAACGCGGGCATCGAAGCCTTCCGGGGCCTGATCGAGCGGACGGACGCGGTTTTCGTGTCCCTCCAGTACCGCGACCCGACCGACGAGCTCGACGAGGCGCGGCTTCCCGTTCGGACGTTCCCCGAGCTTCTGACCGGGGACTATGACGACACCGCGGCTCTCGTGGCGGAACTGGATCAAGTGGTGGGTGTGAACACCTCGGCGCATCACCTTGCGGGCGGATTGGGGACCAAGAGCCTGATCCTCGTTCCTCACAAGACGATGTGGAACTACGCAACCGGGGACTCTCTCCCGTGGTACGGCAACAACCGCTTTCACCGCCAGAAGGCTGGTGAGTCGTGGGCGGAATGCATCGACAGGATCGACCTGTGATCCCTCTCTACTGTGGTTTCGACAATCGGGAGTCGGCTGGCTTCCATGCCTTCGTCGCAAGCGTGATCGACCGGGCGTCCATTCCGGTGTCCTTCACCCCCATCGGAGGGGGGCAAAGGGACGGCTCCAACGCCTTCACCTACGCGCGGTTCCTGATTCCAGAACAGAGGGGCTATGAGGGATGGGCGATCTTCGCGGACGCATCGGACATGGTTTGTCTGGCCGACATCGCCGACCTGTGGAGGATGCGCGACGAGTCCTGTGCGGTGATGTGCGTCAAGCACTCCTACAAGACCCGCCACCCGAGGAAGTACCTCGGAACGGCTCTGGAGTGCGACAACCGGGACTACCCACGGAAAAATTGGTCGAGCCTGATGCTGATGAACTGCGGCCACGAGTTGTGGCGCGGCATCACCTCAAGGGCTGTGGAGTACATGAGCGGGGCCGAGCTTCACCGCTTCGCGTGGATTCCCGACGAGGACATCGGGGGCCTTCCGCCTCAGTGGAACGTCCTCATCGACGAAGGCCAGCCCGCAGAGGGCGCGAAGCTGCTGCACTGGACCGCAGGGATTCCGGCCTTTGAGGCTTACGCCGACGCTCCCGAAGCCGAAGCCTGGCGGCACGAGTTCTTCAAGACGCACCAGGCCGGGTGAAGATCGCCTACCTGCCCCTGAGCCCGACGCTGGCTAGCGTGAGGCTCCGGGCGGTGATCCCTGCCCGCTATCTCTCGGAACACGGCTTCGAGGTCGTCCGGGAGGGTGCTGATTGGGTCGTCCTGTCCAAGCATGGATGGAGCGATGAAGTAGCCAGAGGTCACAAGCGCGTCCTGTTCGACGTGTGTGATGACCATTTCTCTAGCGACAAGCGCGACCACTACCTCAAGTGGTGCCGCATCGCTGACAGGGTGACCTGCAACAGCGAAGCGATGGCCGAGGTCATCAAAGACCAGACCGGCCGAGACGCTGTTGTCATCCCCGACCCCTACGAGAGCGACGAGAGGCCACCGAAATGCGGCATGCCGGCCCTGTGGTTCGGGCACAAGTCCAACCTCAAGGACTTGCTGCCCTACACGGACAGGCTCCCCCTCGTGATCGTGAGCAATCCCGAGGTTCCCGGCGTCATCCCGTGGAGCCGCGAGAACTTGCTCCAAGCCTTCGAGATGACGGGAATCACGGTCATCCCCACGGGCAAGAGCAAGTGCAAGAGCGCGAACCGGGCCATCGAGGCGATCCGCAACGGGCACTTTCCCGTTTGCGGGCATCTGCCGGCCTATGCCGATTTGGGGCTCGGTTGCGACGACATCGCCACAGAGGCTCATAGGGCAGTGGAGCGGAGAGCCGAAACGCTGGAGCGGATAGACGAACTCCAGCACCGGGTCCGCTACGAGTTCAGCCCGCAACGCATTGGAGAGCTATGGAGCGACTGCTTCTCAACCTAGGTTGCGGGCACAAGAAATGGCCCGGCTTCGTGAACGTGGACGGCTACGAGAGCGACCGCGCGAAGCCTGATCTTGTTCACGACTTGACCAAGCCGCTGCCGTTTGACGACGGAGTGGCGGATGAGATTCACGCCTACCACGTGATCGAGCACTTCCACCGCTGGGAGGTGCCGCTGATCCTGAAGGACTGGGCGCGGGTCTTGAAACCGGGCGGGTTGATGGTGCTGGAGTGCCCTTGCCTGAACAAGGTTCTCGGCATCTTCAACCACTTCATTGCGAAGAACCAAGCGGTAGACGGCCGCTTGACCATGTGGGCGCTCTACGGAGACCCCAACTATAAGGAACCGGCGATGTGTCATCGCTGGTGCTACTCGACGGCAGAGCTGACCGATGAGATGGAAGCGGTGGGCCTGAAGGTCGAGTCCACGACGCCGCAAACACACGTTCCCTTCCGCGACATGCGGTTGGAAGGCAGGAAATGACGATCACGAACTACGGCGAGCTCAAGACCGAGGTCGCCTCATGGTTGAACAAGTCCAACATCTCCAGCAAGGTGGCGGGCTTCGTGCAGATCGCGGAGAGCTACATCCGCCGCGACCTGAAGGTGCGGACGCAGGAAATCACCGTGTCCGACCTTCTGCAAGCGAACGAGACGCTGCCGTTCCCCGAGCGGTTCGCCTCGGTCCGTCGTCTGGTGGTGGACGGGCGGCAGTGCAAGTACATCACCCCCGAGGAATACACGAACCTCGACCTGATCGGCGCCGACCAACCAACTCGCCTCTACACGATCATCGGCGAGAACATCGTGATCCTCGGTGGAACAAGCGGGGATGCGTACACCCTCGTCTACTCCGAGTGGTTCACCGCGCTCGATCAGGACACCGATACCAATTGGGTGCTGACCTACGCCCCCGATGTGTACCTGTGGGCCTCCTGCATGGCTGGCTCGGTGTGGCTGAAGGATGTCAACGCCACGACAGCCTACAAGACCCTCTACGAGCAGTCCGTGCGCGCCCTCGACAACAGCGAGAAGGAAGCCCGGGCAGGGTATCCGCTCGTCATCCGCCCTGAAACGGTCGAGTGATGTACGAACTTCTCGGCTTTGCCCCTGACGTTGACCCGACGACGCCGGGAGTGTTCACGAACTGCGAGAAGGTCATTCCCTACGAATCCGGGATGAAGGGGGCACCCTCGGAGGTTGATGTCGGCATCACGGCCCTGCCTGCGGCCTGCTACGGGGCGGCTGTTCTGGAGAACCTGAGCGGCAATCGCCGGTTCATCGCGGGGACCGCTTCCAAGCTCTACGAGAACTCCTCAACCGCCTGGACCGATGTCTCCAGAGTGGGCGACTACACCCTCGGGGTTGATGACGTGTGGCAGTTCGCGCAGTACGGCAACTCTGCCCTTGCTGCGAACATCACCAGCAAGATTCAACGCTCCGACTCTGGCGACTTCGGCGACATCACTTCCGCCCCCCAAGCGAAGGTCATCATGTCGGTCAAGGGCTTCGTCATGGCCCTGAACACGAACGACACGATCTACGGCACTTCCCCGGATCGGTGGTGGTGCTCTGCCCTGTTCGACGTGTCCGACTGGACACCCTCGGTCACGACGCAATGCACCACGGGCCGGCTTGTTGCAGCCTCTGGCGGCATCACCGCTGGCCGTCGCTTCGGTGACGACGTGGTTGCCTACAAGAAGCGCGCCATGTTCGTGGGGCGGTACGTCGGTACCCCTGCGGTCTGGGACTTCCAACAACTGTCCAACGACATCGGCTGCGTGGGGGTCAATGCGGTAGCCGACACCCTCGTGGGGCACATCTTCGTCGGAGAGGACAACGTGTACGTCTATGACGGCACCGTCGCTCGCCCCCTCCCGGGAACGGAGCAAATCCGCAACTGGCTGTTCAAGGACATCAACCCGTCCTACATCTACAAGACGGCGGTGGTGTGGGACCGCATCACCTACACCGTCGCCATCCGCTACGTCTCGACTTCCTCGACGGGGAGCATTGATAGCTGCGTGGTGTATCACGTGCTGAGACAGCGTTGGGGGCGGTGGAATACCTCCATGCAAGCCGCAGTGAACTACATCAGCCCGTCCATCACCTACGACGGCGGGTCGCCCATCGTCACGACCTACAACGCCGGTCCGATGATTCCCTACGACTCTCCGTTCTGGAACGCGGGGAAGTCGGTTCCGGCGCTGTTCAACTCATCGAACATCCTCGTCACGCTCTCGGGCGTCACCGAATCTTCCTCGTTCACGACGGGCGACTTCGGCGACGAGGACACCTATTCGAACTGCGACAACCTGAAGATTCGGTACACCCAGAACCCGACGACCTCCACTGTTACGGGCTACTACAAGGACGAGGAAGGCGCGACGCTCACCGAAGGCGAATCCTCCACCGAGGAAGACGGCAAGCACGACATGCGGCAGGAAGCTCGGTTCCACCGCTTCACCGTCGAGCAGACCGGCGACTGGCAGGCCACGGGCATTCGCCCGAAGCTCGACTCGACGGGTGTCAGATGAAGCTCGACCCCTACCCGAAGTTCGCCGGCTCGCTGGAGCAGGTCGGCCGGAAGGTGAGCGACCAGTTCCGCGAGCACGCCCAACAAGTCAACCTCCTGAGC